AGAACATTAAAAAATACGGCTTTTTTTAAAAAATGCTTGACATTAATACATTAGGGTAGTATAATATTTATATTAAAACATCGCGGGGTAGAGCAGTTGGCAGCTCGTCGGGCTCATAACCCGGAGGTCGTAAGTTCGAGTCTTACCCCCGCAACCAAGTAAAATAAAGGTTTCTAGCAGATTGCTAGAAACTATTTTTTTGCTTTAGGCGAAATTTAGGCGAACGAGAACTTAAAAATTAAAACAAGTTTTCTAAAATTTCGCTTGCTTTTTTGTCTTCTTCTGGTATTTGGTCTAAATAATAATTAGTTGCTGTAGAAGGCAAATGCCCCAATCTTTTTGCTACACTTACCACATCTAATCCTTTATTTACTAAAATACTTTCGTTCAACGCTCTTAAATCTTTTAAGTTTATATTTCTTAAATTATTTTCTTTTAAAAATTCTTTAAATTTCTTGGAAAAAGTGTCTGGGTGCATATTAAAAAGTTTTGAATCCTTTTTAGGTTTCCCCAGGTGGGCATAATACTTTTTAATTTTGTTAATATATGTTGTAGGTACATAAAATAATCTATTTTTCCCATTTTTTATGTCTTTTTCCTGAGTTCCTCCAGTTATTTTTACCTTGTTTTTATTAAAGTCAATACTACATCTTTTAAAATTATAATCTTCAAATGTTAATGCCATAACTTCTCCACGTCTTGCACCAGTATAGAAAGAAGTATATATTGCGATTTGTAATTCTTCATTTTCTAATTTTTCTAAACATTTTAGAAAAGCTTTAGTCTCATCATATGAATATAAAACAACTTTCTTTTTTTGTTTTTCAAAATTTTTTGGGATAGAAATTTTATCTGCAACATTATAGTCTAAATAATCCCACTCTATACCTTTGCTTAAAATCGATGAAACTAGTGCTATATTGTTTTTTGCTGTTTTAGAAGATAAATTATATTCTTTAACTAATTTATTGGCTAATTCTTGAACCTGAAGCCTTTTAAGCTTATTTATCTTGGTACTTCCAATTTCTTTACAGATATATTTGTTTAATCTGTTTTTATAATCAGCTAAAGTTGTGGGAGATAAATTGTCTGCTGCATATTTATCTAAAAACAATTGAGCCAATTCGGTAAATGTCATGCCACTATCTTTTCTATAATTACCTTTTTCAATTTCTGCAATGAATAAAGTAAGTATTTTATTTGCTTCTCTATCATTTTTTGCTTTTACATTTTTACTATACTTTTCACTGTCTAGCTGATATTCTAATCTCCATACACCAGGTCGAACTTCTCTTTTATATCCTGCCATTATTTCATCTCCATTTTACCAATATATTTACCAATTATCTTTATTTCTGTGTCTTTTCCATAGACCTGAGTAGTAAAACTTGGGTCATTACTTAATGGTTCGAGTATTATTAAATCTCCTTGTTTAGAGAACTTCTTTAATGTAGCGTCGTAACCATTTACTAATACAACAGCAATATCTCCGTTTTCAACTACATCGGTTTTTCTAATAAGAGCATAAGCACCATTTTTTATTTCTTTGTTCATACTTTCTCCATTTACACGAAGGAAAAAACATTCTTCAGGTTCTGTAATATTCATCAAATCTGGATCAATAGGTATTCTACCCTCTATACATTCTTCTGCCCAGTTAGGTTGTCCTGCACTTATTCTTCCATACACAGGACACATATAGAATTTATTAGAGGTACTATTTATATTTGACAATTGAGTTTTTGACTCTTTATAAGTTTGATAAAATGTATTTAATATATTTTGAAATAAATTAATTAAACTTATCATTTTATTTATTGTAGAATTATTTATGCTATAATTAATTGTATTTACTAAAAACAATGGCTTATCTTTTGTTGCTATGCTTATTGTTTTGGCGTTGACTAAAACATCAATTAAACTATTATGAATGGATAAAAAATAATCCTTATTTTTTGCATCTGTAAAATTTGTAATTTTTTTATCTTCATTAAAATACATACCTTTAGAATACAAATTTAATTGATTAATAGTATAATTGCAATAATAATTGAAATTGTTAATTATTAATTTTATTCTTTGCAAAGGCAAATTAGCTTCAATCAAAATATTAAAGGAATTGAATACATGCTTATCTACTTCATAAGAAGCTAATAACGTTTCACCAAGAATTGCCTCGTTTTTATATTCACTATTTCCCATTAAGTAATCTATTGAACACTCAAACAACTTACATAACTTTATTTTTATTTCATCACTAGGAGTTATTTTACCACTTTCATAATTTGCAATACTTGATTTGCCTTTTAACCCCAATTTAAAAGCTAATTCCTCTTGAGTTAAATTTGCATCTGTTCTTAATTTTTTTATTCTTAAAGAAAGAATGTTTTGATTTTCTTTCATACTTCTTCACTCCTTATAAATTATATTTTAACACAATGTTCAATAAAAGTAAACACTTTAAAAATTTTTTTCTTACTCTCTCTAAGGAAAGTTCAACGACAAAATACTTTTTTCAAAAATAGTATTGACAGTTCAATGATAATATACTATAATAAGTTCAACGTTAAGATACTTGGAGGTGTGAAATGACAAAAGAAATATTAATAGTTGATACGCCAGCACTAAAAAAAGCTAGAGAACTAAAGGGTTTTTCTCATAGGGATATGTCAAAATTTTTAGAAGCTAAAAGTCCAGCTACATATTATAATATTGAAACGGGAAAAGTAGAACCTAAAATTGGACAAGCACTAAAAATTAGTAAACTTTTAAAAGAACCAGTAACAAAATTTTTTAAATTAAAAGTTCAATAATAATGAACAATAAGAGAAAGGAGAAAGAGAGTGTGAATAATATGAAAATATTTCAAGACGGATTAATTAAAGTTTATGAGAATGATAGGCAAGAACAAATTGTAAATGCAAGGGAATTACATACGGCGTTAAACAATAAGAGGCAATTTACGGACTGGATAAAACAAAGAATAGAACAATATGGATTTATTGAAAATATTGACTTCACAATTTTTTCACAAAATTGTGAAAAACCTCAAGGTGGAAGACCATCAACAGAATATGCACTTACATTAGATACCGCAAAAGAAATAGCCATGGTAGAAAATAATGAACAGGGAAGAAAAATAAGAAGATATTTCATTGAAGTAGAAAAAAAAGCCAGAAATATGTTTGAAATTCCTAAAACATTGCCAGAAGCATTAAGAAAAGCAGCAGAATTAGCAGAACAATTAGAGCAACAGAAACCAAAGGTTTTATTTGCTGAAAGTGTTGAAACATCAAAAAATAGTGTTCTTATAAATGAACTTTCAAAAATATTAAAGCAAAATGGATATGATATTGGACAAAATAGATTATTTGAGAAACTAAGAAATGAAGGATATTTGATAAAACAAAAAGGACAAAATTGGAATTTGCCAACACAAAAATCTATGGACATGGGACTGTTTGAAATAAAAAAAACAGTTGTAAATAAACCAAATGGAGACATTATAACAAAACCAACCACTAAAGTTACTGGAAAAGGACAAATTTATTTTATTAATAAATTTTTGAAAGAGGTGGGTTAATGGAACAACAGTTATTAACAATAGAGGAAACAAAACAATTCTTTAGAGTAAAAGACAACAGAACAATACATAAGTTTATAAGACAAGGGCTAAAATGTTTTAAAGTTGGAACACGAGATTACAGATTTGATATACAAGACATTAGAGAATTTGTTGAAACTCAAAAACAATTATCACAAGACACTTTAGAAATAAAACCTATGAAAAGAAAAACAAAGAACAAAACAATTAATGTTGACTTCCAGAAAAGAAAAATTAATTTGGAATTAAATAAGGTTGTTTAGAAGGGAGTGAAAACAAATGATTGAATATTTATTAGATGTGTATTTATGTGTTTTAGTAGTATTAGCAGAGTTAATAGGAGCAATAGCAATAGCGATATTGTTTCAGTTCATATTTTACAAAGTTTTTAAGATTAACTTATATAAAAGTTTATGCATATTAAGTAGAAAACTAGACAGAAAAGTTAATGAATATTTTGGATAAGGGGGTGTGAAGAATGTTATTTAACAAAGAAAATAATGCACTAGTAAGAGCAAGTAGACAAGCACTAAAAAATGCTGAGGATAAGGCAGAACAATTTAAAAAAGAAAAAGACATAGCAGACCATAACAATTTGATTTTATTACAAGAAAATAAAAAGCTGGCAAGACTTTTAAACAATATTGCAGAATTAGCAACAAGTAATAACTATAACAGAGAAGATGTAATTCTAGCAAAAATAAGAGAACTAGTAAGACCGCTAAATCAAAACTAGTTCAACAAAAGTTTCATTAATAATATAACTATATTTATAATACCACAAAAAAGGAGTAAAAGCAAGTGGAAGTTGATAATTTAATGACAATGCCAGAAATTGAATATAACACATCAGAGGAATATTGGCGAAAACAAGATGAAATATGGGCAGAGAAAGAAGATAGAGCATGGGAAGACATAAGAGATAATAATTTTGAGGAGGAAAGATAAAATGAGCAATGATAATCAAGAACTAATAGTAGTAAAACAATTACCTTTAATCGAAGAACATTTAAAAGAATTATCAGTTAAAATAGATGAAAAGGTTAAAAGTGCAAAAAGTTTAATTTGTACAGAAGAAACTGTAAAGGAAGTAAAGCAGGTAAGAGCAGACTTAAATAAAGAGTTTAAAGAACTAGAAACACAAAGAAAGTTAGTGAAAGAACAAGTATTGACACCATATATGCAATTTGAAGAAATTTATAAACAATATGTATCAGATAAATACAGAAATGCTGACATTGAATTAAAAAGCAAAGTAGATAGTATAGAAAATGAGCTAAAAGTAAAAAAAGAGCAAGAGATAAAGGATTATTTTGAAGAATATAAAACAGCTAATAATATTGATTTTATCACATATGAACAAGCTAGAATAAATGTGACATTATCAGCAAGCATAAAAAGCTTAAAAGAACAAGCAAAACAATTTATAGACAAAATAGTAGATGATTTGAAGCTAATTGAAACACAAGAACATAAAACAGAAATATTAGTTGAATATAAACAATTACTAAATGTATCACAAGCAATAACAAGTGTAACAAATAGATTTAAAGCTATTGAAGAAGAAAATAGAAAACACGAAGAGCTAAAAAATAAGTTATATCAACAAATGTCAGAAGAAGCAAATAGGGCAATAGCAAGAGACACAGTTTTACAAGCACCAGTTGAAGAAAAACAAGAGGAGATGTTGACAGTAAATTTTACTGTAAAAGGAACAAAAACAAAACTAAGAGAATTAAAACAATTTTTAGAAAGTGGAGGTTACGATTATGAGTAATGAAGTACAAAAAAATAATGAATTAATGGTCAAATTTGATATTGACGGAAATGAAATAAAATTGACACCAAGCATAGTACAAGAATATATAGTAGGAACAGATGCAAAAATAACAAATCAAGAATTTAAACTATTTACAGAACTTTGCAAAGTTAGGAAATTAAATCCATTTTTAAGAGAAGCATATTTAATTAAATATAAAGCAGGAGTACCTGCACAATTAGTAGTAGGAAAAGATGCAATATTAAAAAGAGCTGTTTTAAATCCAAATTATGATGGAATGGAAAGTGGAATTATAGTTCAAAAAGATGATGAAACAGTAGAGGAAAGACAAGGAACATTTAGATTGGGAAATGAACAACTTGTTGGTGGTTGGGCTAGAGTATTTAGAAAAGACTGGACACACCCTACATATTCAAGTGTAAGCTTTAATGAAGTAGCACAAAAGACAGGACAAGGACAATTAAATTCAAATTGGGGAAGTAAAGGAGCAACAATGGTCGAAAAAGTAGCAAAAGTTAGAGCACTAAGAGAAACATTCGTTGAAGATTTAGCAGGAATGTACGAAGCAGAAGAAATGCAACAAGAAATTCCACAACAAGCTCCTATTGAAATACAAGCAGAAATAGAAGAACAAACAGAAGATACAAAAGAGGTATCAATGAATGAATTATAAAATTATATCAAGTTGCAGTACAGGAAATGCAACAATAATTAAAGACATAATTTTAATAGATTGTGGAATCACTTTTAAAAAATTGGAAAAGTATTATAAGCAATTAAAAATAGTACTTCTAACACATATACATCGGTGATCATTTTAAAAAAGAAACAATAAAAAAATTAGCTCAAGAAAGACCAACATTAAGATTTGCTTGTTGTGAATGGTTACTAAATCCACTTTTAGAATGTGAAGTTAAAAGGGAAAACATAGATATACTTCAAATTGGAACGAAATACAATTACAAATTATTTAAAATTATACCAATTAAATTATATCACGATGTACCTCAATGTGGTTACAGAATATTATTTAAGGATTATAAAGTAATCTACATGACAGATACAAAAACAGTAGAGGGTATAAGTGCTAAAAATTATGATTTATACCTTATTGAAGGCAATTATGATGAAGATGAAATAGAAGAAAGAATAAAAGAAAAACAACAAAAATGTGAATATGTTTATGAATTTAGGGCAAAAGATAGCCATTTAAGTAAACAACAAGCAAGTGAATTTCTGCTAGCAAATATGGGAGAAGAATCAGAATATGTATTTATGCATGAACATGTGGATAAGAAAGGAATGAGAATTTATGAATAAAGCAATTTTAATGGGAAGATTAACAAAAAACCCAGAAATAAGATACACACAAACAAATAACATAATGGTAGCAAGTTTTGGTTTAGCAGTAAATAGAAGGTTTGCAAAAGAAGGAGAAGAGAGACAAGCAGATTTTATTAATGTAGTTGCTTGGAGCAAAACGGCAGAATTTTGTAGCAAATACTTTAAAAAAGGACAACAAGTTGGTGTAATTGGAAGATTACAAACAAGAAACTATGAAGATGATAAAGGTGTAAAGCATTATATAACAGAGGTAGTTGCAGAAGAAGTTTATTTCGCAGATAGCAAGAAGGAAGATGACAATGCAACAACAGAAGAAACAGAAAGTGGTAATTTTTACAACAGTACGGACGAATTACCTTTCTAATTTTGGAGGTAATATATGAAAAGTGTAGGAATAATAGAAGATATATCAATAGATTATAGAACACAAAAACCTAAAATTCTAATAACTTTAAACGAACGAGAAAGCCTTTCTGGACTTGAAGAATTAAAAGAGGATAAGTTATCTATTGAAATAAAGAAATACAGGAATAAACGTAGTCTGGACGCAAACGCATACATGTGGGTTTTAATTTCTAAGCTTGAAGAAAAAGTAAATATTTCAAAGGATGAAATCTATAAAGATGCAATTAGGAATATTGGAGTATATGAAGTTATTCCAGTTAAAAATGAAGCTGTAGAAAGATTTATAGAGGCTTGGACTAAAAATGGTTTAGGTTGGGTATGTGAAACTACAAAAAGTAAGTTGGAGGGTTATACAAATGTACTAGCTTATTATGGTTCTAGCACTTATGATACAGCAGAAATGAGTAGACTTATAGATTTAATAGTTCAAGAATGTAAACAATTAAATATTGAAACTATGTCGAAAGAAGAGCTTGACAGCTTAATAGAAAGTTGGGGTGCTACAAAATGATAGTAACAGACCTAAGTAATAGCTTCCACCCAGTGCCAAAAACTATACAGAAAACCGGACAGAAGTGTATAGAAAATACGGTCAAAAGCGGACTGAAAAAGAAATCTAGCAAGTTGGCAAAACTGGAAAAAAACAGATTTAGCATAATAACAAAAGACTTAGAACATTGTTATTTATGTGGCAATAAGAAACAAGAATTACATGAACTTGTAGAAGGGAAAAATAGGCAAGCTAGTATGAAATATGGGTTAGTAATACCAATTTGTAGAAAATGTCACAATTTAGTAACAAATGATAGAACTTTACAAGAAAAATTGCATAAAGTTGCACAAAAAGAGTTTAAAAAGCACTATAAAACAGAAAACTTTGTGCAAATATTTAATGAAAATTATTTATTAGGAGGGAAGAAAAATGGCAAATAAAAATGAAGTAACAATATCAACAGAAGAATACAAAGAACTTATAAGCAAAGGAGTACCAAATGGAAACGAAAAATGGTTTAAGAATAAATTAGAAGAATTTTTATTAGAAAACTTTAAAATAGATGGTAATAAATTAGATATTAAAAATAATTGGGACTTTTGTGATTGTTTTGAAAAGTGGTTAAAAATAATTGATAAAGACATGTATAAGAGAATTTACAACACATTATATGATGAAAAGATAAAGAAAGAAAACGACAAGATGAAAATGGAAAAAGCAAGAGCAAACAAAGAGATAGATAATAAATAAACAACTGGGCTAGACAGAAGTTTAGCCCTTATATTTTACGAAAGGAGAAAATTATGGAAGGCTGGATAAAAATACATAGAAAAATTTTAGAAAATCCAATTATATGTAAAGATAGTGATTATTTAGCAGTATGGATTTACATATTACTAAATGCAACACATAAAGAAATTCCAGCATTATTTAAAGGTAAAAAAATAATACTTCAAAAAGGACAATTAATAACTGGTAGAAAATCGATGTCTAATTATTTAAGAGTTTCAGAAAGTAAAATATATCGCATAATAAATGATTTTAAAAGTGAACAACAAATTGAACAACAAACAAGTAACCAAAACTCACTAATAACAATACTTAACTGGGATAAGTATCAACAAAATGAACAACAAAACGAACAACAAATGAACAACGAACGAACAACAAATGAACAACAAGTGAACACAAACAAGAATGTAAAGAATGATAAGAATGTAAAGAATGAAATAATAAATAATATACCAGCTTCCGAAGAAACTTCTTCAGCTGATACTGCAAAAGCCAATAAAAAAGATGCTATGCCAAAACATAAATATGGCGAATACAAGCACGTTTTGTTGAAAGATGAAGAATTGCAGAAATTGAAGAACGATTATCAAAATTGGGAGGAACTTATAAAGTATTTAGACGAGTACATTGAAATGAAAGGGTATAAAGCAAAATCTCATTATCTTTGCATAAAAAAATGGGTTGTAGATGCAGTAAAGAAAAACAGTAAAACTAAAATTATGGGGAAATACGATTACGAAGGAGATGATACATTATGATAGTGCTAGAAGAATTAGAAAATTTAAGCAAAAAAGTGCAAAGTAATATGCAAGACAATAAAGATTATATGAAAAATGGCTTATTATACTGCGGGAAATGTAATACAGCAAAGCAATGTGCAATACAGTTATTTGGGCAAAATAAAATTGTGTATTGTTTATGTAAATGCGAAAAAGAAAAAAGAGATAAAGAATTAGCAAAATATCTAAAAGATGAGGAGCTAAGACATATTGAACAATTAAAAATTTCTGGAATACAAGACAGAAATATATATAATTTCACTTTTGAAAAAGCTGAGGAGAATAGTTATATAAATAAAGCTAGAAAATACTGCAAAAATTGGGAGCAAATATATAACAACAACAATGGATTACTATTATGGGGAGATGTAGGAACAGGAAAAACATTTATGGCAGGTTGTATAGCAAATGAGCTTATAAAAAACAAAGTACCAGTAATGATGACCAGTTTAGTTAAAATAATAAACAATTTGCAAGGATTTGTAATAGCAGACAAAAATGAATATCTTAATAGCCTGAACAGATTTAATTTATTAATATTAGATGATTTAGGAGCAGAGAGACAAAGTGATTTTGCATTAGAGCAAGTGTTTAATGTAATTGATAGCAGGTACAAGAGTGGAAAACCAGTAATAATAACAACAAATTTAAGTTTAGAAGAATTAAAAAATCCGAGCGATATTAAATATAAAAGAATTTATGACAGGATTTTGGAAATGTGTGTTCCTTTGCAATTTAAAGGGGAAAGTAAGAGAAAAGAAAAATCACAGGAGAAACTTAATGTGTTAAGAGATTTATTTAAAGATTAGGAGGTAAAACAAATGAAAATATCACAAAAAGATAGAATAATAAATTACATACGAGAATTTGGAAGTATATCAAGTTGGGAATCATATGCTGATTTAGGAATAACACAATTGCGGAGCTAGAATAGACCAACTTAAAAAAGAAGGGTATGTTTTTAAAACAGAGTGGGTAAGCAATACAAACAGATTTGGAGAAAAGACAGATTATAAAAGATATTATTTAGCAGATATGGTTTCAGAGAATATAAACCATATAACACAGATTTAGGAGGAATTTATGATAATAGTAAGTCAATGTAAAGATACAATAATAGATTTTAAGAATATAGAAATATTGGGAATAGGCAATCCGCTAGAAGACGATGAGGGAAAATTTAAAATATTTGCAAATACAATAATAGAAAATCAATATGTTATAGCGAAATATAAGACAGAAAAAAGAGCAAAAGAAGTATTGCAAGAAATTATAACTAGATATCAAAACTGGGAAAATTTGAAAATGGGACAGCCGAGCGGGATATGCTTACCAGTTTATGAAATGCCAGAGGACTAGCTTGAAATGTGAAGAAGCAATAAAAAATAATTTATGTTTAGGATGTATCTTAGCAGAACAAAACATAAATGCAGATAACTGCAAATATAGGGAACAGTCAGGATTAGACTTATGTAAGAAGATACTACAAGGTAGTCAGATTAAATTAAAAATATAGGAGGTACAAATGAAAATATTAGCAATAGACCCACGGAAATATAGAAAGTGCATATTGCGTAATTGATACTGAAACATATGAACCACTTTTATTTGATAAAATTAAAAATGAAGAACTATTGGAGTTTTTACAAAACAATAAAGAGTGTGGATTTAATTATGTAGGAGATATAGTAATTGAAATGATAGCAAGTTACGGAATGCCAGTAGGAAAAGAAGTATTTGAAACTTGTGTATGGATTGGTAAATTTGCAGAGGCGTCAGGAATGAAAGAAAATTACATATATCGCAAAGATGAAAAAATGAATTTATGCCATTCCATGAAAGCAAAAGATAGTAATATAAGACAAGCCCTAATAGACAGGTTCGGAATTGTAGGAACAAAGAAAAATCCAGGTTGGTTTTATGGATTTAAAGCAGACATATGGCAAGCTTATGCTGTAGGAATTACATATTTAGATATGAAAAAGGAGGAACTATGAAAGAAGAAAATAATTTTTTAAAAATACTAGTTATTATATTAACAATAATAAACTTATTTGTTTGTTTAAAAAGCATGAGATTAGAAATTGAATATAACAAATTAAATAGGGAAAACGAAAACCTTAAAATTTTATTAATGGAGGATATGGAAAATGAAAAAAATAGTTAGTTTAGTGGCAATTTTAATATTAGTTTTAATAGTGTTATGTGGGTGCACAGAGGTTAATGAAAATACAACTGAAGAAAGAAAAATAGAAGTTGTAGAATGCAAACATGATTGGGTAATAACAAGTAAATATGATTGGTTTTTTAGTCAATATAAAACAATAAGCAAATGCAGTAAATGTGGTAAAGAAATCTAATGCAAGGAAGGAAAAAATGATGAAAGAATTTTCAATTCAAGAACAAATCTATATTTGTAAAAATGCAAATTCAAAGACATTAGAACAAATAGCAATAGCAACTGTATCAACAATAAAAGAAGTTAAAAATGAATATAACACTATGAAACAAGATGGAAGATATGAAAAGTATAGAAAAATGACAAATGAAGAGATACAGAAAATTATTAATAGACAAGACAATGAAATTGGAGAAGACACAAAAAATAATACATTGTTAGGGCTGAATGACTATTTGTTTAAAGAACTAGAAATATTAAGAGATGATTCTTTAACTGAAGAAGCATTGAATAGAGAATTAAAAATATCTAAACAAGTTGTAAATGTATCACAAACAATAATTAATAATGCAAATCTACTATTACAAGCAAAAAAACATATAGAATCAACAAAAGAAGAAAACAATTCAATAGCACCACTACTAAGCTTAAATTTAGGTAAATAATAATGGGACAGAAGATATTTAATGAAAAACATAAAAGATTTATACAAGACAATGTTGAAGGATTAAGAAATGAAGAATTAACAAAAAGATTAAATGAAGAGTTTAAAACTAATTTTACGGTTGGACAAGTTAAGAAATATAAACATTCGCACAAAATAACTAGTGGACTTAAAAGTTGTAATTTACCAATTTACAGTGAAAGAGAAAATAAAGGTTATATATTAATAAAGATAGCAGAGCCAAATATTTGGATAGAAAAACATAGATACATTTATGAAAGTATGTATGGCAACATACCAAAACGGGCACAAAGTAATATTTGCAGATAAAAACAAAAGAAATTTTAGCATAGACAATTTAATACTAGTTGCTAATTCTGAAGCATTGATAATGAATACTAATAAATTGATTTATGAAGAAGCGGAACTGACAAAGACAGGAGTATTGATAGCAAAGATAATAGACAAAACTAGAAAATTGGAAAGGAGAAACAAATGAGTGATATAGAAGTGCGGAGAGTATGTAAGAACAAAAAATGGAGTTATAGATAAAGTAGATGCTTTGTATGGAATGATAGAAAATACAGTACATTTAGAAAATCAAAAATGGTTTGACATAAAAAATATAGCAAAACACAGCAAGATAATATCAGAAGTTGTAGAAGTTGGAGACTATGTAAATGGAGAATTAATAACAGATAAATGGGATACAAGAATATCAGGCATTAGAAGTAATTTTAGTGAAGAAGACATAAAAACAATACTAACAAAAGAAAGTTATATGGCTAATTGCTATAAAGTAGGAGGAGAAAAATGTTAATATTACCAATAAAAAAGAAATGGTTTAACATGATTGCAAGTGGAGAAAAGAAAGAAGAGTATAGAGAAATAAAGCCATACTGGAATAGTAGAATTGGATATTTAACAGTAGGAATAAGACGAGTAGTAATGGTATTGCTACGAAACGGTTACAAATCTAATTCTCCAACACTTAAATGCAAGTGTGTAGTAGATATAGGGAAAGGTAAAACAGAATGGGGTGCAGAACCTAATACAAATTATTATGTTTTTACAATATTAGAGATAGTAGGAGGAGAATAGATATGGAAGAATATAATTTTTTTAATATGGAACAAATATTAGATTTTTTAGGAATTAAATATGATTTTGAGAATAAGGAAAATAAAAAATATCCTTTTGATGATAAACCAAGCAATATAATATTTAGCTGGGGATATATTACAGTAGAAAGAAAAGGGATTGAAGAAGAAATACAAAACAAAATATCTTCAAAAGGAGAATACATAAGTAAATTAAAAGAGATAAAGATGTTATATCATATACCATTTTATAATCAAAGGACTAAAAATACAGGAACAATAATTCAAAATATAAGTTTAACTTTTAGATATGATAAAACATATAAGTATGGAGATATAAATAAAAGTTTACCAGAAGTATGTTATGCAATAGAAAGAATGGGAACTAAGACTAATGACTTTTATGTTATTGGAGAAGATAATATTCATTTCTTTATAAGTAATTATATAATGAATAATCAATGGGGATTAGGAACAACATTGGTGGAAAGTAGCCCTAAAGTGCAATTGAATGATGATTTCAAAGAGATAAGAGAAGATGAAGAGATGTTCTCAGGAGAGGAGTAAATAAGATATGTTTAATACTTATAATGCAGGAGATACAAATTTAAAAATAAATGCTTGTAGTGGCGGAATATATAAAACATATAAAGAAAGTTGGTTTGCACATTTAAGGTTAGATGGTTCAGCGATGGAAACAATGTTTAGAAATTATAAATACGAATCAGATGAAAATATATATTATCGAGATGTAATAATACTTCAAATGATTTTAACAAGCAAAGAAAACTATGTTATAGCAGAATTAATAAAGAAAGAAGATTTTGAAAAATATTTTGAGGGGGAGTAAATAAGATATGAAAGTTAAAGAACTAATAGAAAAATTAAAATTAGAAGATGAGGATGCAGAAGTTATACTAAGTGCCGATGAGGAAGGAAATTATTATAGTCCACTTGAAGGAACATTAGGATTTGGCAAAGGTTATTACATTCCAAATAATACTTGGAGTGGAGAATTTTTAAATCAAGAATATATAAATGATGAAAATGAACTTGAAGGAGAAATATATGAAAATAACAAAGACATAGCACAAAAATGTATAGTTTTATTTCCAATAAATTAAGAGAGGAGTGATACATAGTGAAAGAAAAGACAGCATTTGCAAATTCGATTTGTAGCCATGATGAAGGTTTGAGTTATCCTAACATGACTGAATGCGAAATATACGGAATGACTTGGGGATGTGATGAAGATTGCCCAGTGCTTCAAAGAAAGGAATGTGAATTACAAGAAGAAGTTGAAGAAAAACTAGGAGGTGTTTTAAGTGAAAGAAAATAGTTTAGAAGAAATAACAATTTTAGAGAAACATATAGAAAATTTAGAGAACAAAATAAAACAATTAGAAAGAAAAAACAAAGACACAATTAAATTAACTGCAAACTACAATGACTCAAAGTATGAAATTGATACACAAATATCTCGAAAATATAAAGATGGAGATATTCTATATTTAGCAGATAATTATAAAGAACCAACCAAACTAAAATTTTTTAAATATAGATTAGATAAAACAATAAATGCTGATTTTATTATAACAGCAGAAGTCTTAAATCTTAAAAACAACAAATTTGAATATTATAATGATAAAGCTTTTTTTAAAAGTAAAAATGCAGCAAGTGACAAATATTTGGAAAGGAGACAATTCAGTGGAAAATAGTATAGAAGAAGATATAGCAAAAGTAAATACATATATAGAATTAGTATTAGAAAAAGATTATTGTAATTGCAATGAATTAAATACAATTTTAGGAAAACATTGCGATGGAAGTAAAAATGTAGCTTATGCAATGCAACATATTTTATCAGATTATAAAAGAGTATTAAAAGAGCTAGATAAACAACAAACTACAATAAATAAATATACAAAAGAGATAGAGAAGGCTGTTACAAAATGTAACGAACTCGAAAACGAGAAAAAAGAGCTTAAAAAAGAAAACGAGATTCTCGAAAATGAAAACGCAAAGGCTTTGGAGGAATGGAATAATTTAGAACAAGGAAGTTATAAAACAGAACAAAGATTAAAAAGTGAGAATGAAAAATTAAAGGCATTAGATTTAAGAAATAGTAAAATAATTGCAAATATGAGTACAAGACATTTTCAAGATAGAGAAAAAATAAGAAATAGCATACCGATTCAAAAAGTAAAAGATAAGATAGAAGAATATAAAAAGGATGGAATAATAAAAAACCAAACAATGCCTTATGTTGGAGAATATATAAAACATTTTGAAATTAAAGCTTTACAAGAACTAATAGAAGAAAGAGAGGAAAAAACAGAATAGAAGAGGAGGATTAATCTATGACAGAAAAAGAAGCACAAAAAGTATTAGACGAGCTACAAGGAGTAAGACCAGAAATGCTAAATGGCGAGGCTAAAAGATTGTTTGAGGCGATAATGAAAATTGCAGATGAAAGAGATGAATTAAGAGAAACAGTTGAGCGACAAAATTTAGAAATAATGGCACAAAAAGATGCACACGATTTTGATGCGGAAATAACAAATGATGTAAATGAAATTGCAGTTAAATTATACAAAGAGCTAGAAGAAAGAGACCAGATAATAAATGCAATGGTGGAATACATAGCAAACCTCGACATCGATGAAGATATATGTAAGAAGATGGGAATATTTCAGGATTGTGAAATTAAAGATGTAGAAAACTGTAAAAAATGTATTATAGAATATTTTAAAAATAAAGTGCGACAGAAGTGCGACACTGATACGACAAAAATAAATTAATGGAGGTAAATATGCAAGAAGAAGCTATTAAAAGAATCGAAAAAATAATAGAAATGTATCAAGTTCAGTTTGCAGATTTAGAGGAATTATTTGGCAGAAGTAGCAAAGGAAATAAGCTAAAGAAAAAGCTAGAGAAAGAGATTAGACTTTTTAATTACATATTAAAAAGAATAGCAAAGGAGGAAAAATAATGGAAATTGATAGATTAAGTTTGCTTGCAGAAATTATATATTTAAGAGAAAAAAATATTTTATTAAGTAGCATAATAGCAAATATTAATATTAAGGAGGAAAACGATGGATAGAGAAGATTTAAGATCTTTTAAATGGAATCAAAAGTGGATAAATGGAAGACTTGAGTATATAGCAGATTATAAAAGTAGAATTAATAAATTAAGTACAACATTAACAGACATGCCAAAAGGAAGTAGACAAGTTGAGGACAGAGAAGCAGAATTACTAAGTACTTTAATGGATAGTGTGAGTGAGTTATTAGAAAAAATTAATCAGGAAAATAATAAACAAAAGGAAATAGTTAACCAATTGGACAAGGTAAAACAACCACATAAATTATTGTTAGAGAAAATCTACATAGAAGGGAAAAACTTAGTACAGGTTGCAAATGAGATGAATTATGATTATGTATATGTTAAAAAAATGCATAAAAAAGCATTAAACAAATTTGATGAATTAGACACTAAAAGATACTGAAAGATACTGTCAAATTGTGATATTATTATAATAGAGAGAAAAAGATAAAACTTTTGCGGAGCTGAACATTAAATGTTTGGCTCTATTTTATTAGATATTAAGATACTAGATAATTAATATAGTTCTATTAGTAGAACCTCCTTTCTAAATAAATATACAAGAGAATATTCTAGTTAAGTTCTCTTATTAAATTTCATATTGGCGATAGTGTAAAAGTAGCACTTCAACACAGGTTATCTGTTAAGATGTACGTGTTGGCAGAATAAAGGGTGTAATTCCCCTTCGCCGATGCCACAGGCCTTATTATATGCAGTCGGCTATTAAAAATATGTTGAACTAGTGCAACGTATCAAGGTTGCTGAGGTGGCCGTAGTTGATTGCATAGTGTTTAAAAACAAAAGAGAGGTGTTGTATATGTGTAAATTAACAGAAAGCCTTATAAAGCATCTATGCCCAACCTGTTGTGGGGAATGTGATAAGGGGTTAGTAATAATAAAGACTGAAGACACTATAGAACTACATTGCCCAGACTATAAACCTAACAGGGATAAAATTAGAAAATTAGCTTATAAGGACAGTAAAACAATAACAGCACAAAGAAGTAAAGCAATAATGGACTTAAATATATAAGTATAAGGAGAAAAAAGTATGAGAAAATGGACTAAACAAAGTGCAGAAGATTATATAAAAAAGTGCAAAGAAAAAGGTTTAACATACTGGAGTGCAAAAGATTTCTTGAAAAATCATAAAACTATGCACGCTATAATAGGAGTGTAGTATTTAAAATAAATAACAGAACATGGACAATAGAAGAAAAATCGCAAAGTGAAATAAAAAAAATACAAAATGAAAGAAGAGCAAATGAAGAAGAAAATATAAAGAGTATAATTCCAAGATATTACGGAGTTACACATTGTGATATACAAGAAATATATTTAGATAGAGATTTGCCAATAGATAGAAAAAGAGCTACTTTAATACATGAATTGACACATTGCTATATAGATAATTATATAACACATGATGCAAAAGAATATTCAGAAGAAGACGTTGCTGATATAGTATCAAATTCTTATGATATTATTCACGAAATAGTAGACAAATATTTTGAGGTAAAAAAATGAACATAAATAAAAACATTAATAAATTATTATATGCCTTATCTCTAAAAGGACAAATATATAAAATAAATAGTTTTCAGTTTTATAGTGAAAAGAATTGTAAATATTGTACTAAATATCAAATATTAAAAAGAGAAAAGGTAGAAATATATAATGAGGAAACAGACGAGTTTGAATTGCAAGATAGATATAAACAAAAAGAAGAATGCTATAGCAAGGTTGATGTGTTGAAATATCTTATAGAAGAACATAAAAAAGGAAGTGAGGCAGATGGAAGATGAAAAAGATTATAATAAACTAACAGAAAAACAAAAAAGGTTTATAGACTATTATGTAGAAACAGCAAATGCAACAGAAAGTGCAAAAAGAGCAGGGTATAGTTCTAAGACAGCAAAGAACATAGGTGCTGAAAACTTAACAAAACTTAACTATTTCATTCAAGAACGATTACAACAACTAAAAGATAATAGAATTGCCTCACAAGAAGAAGTGTTACAATATTTAACAAAAGTAATGAGAGGAGAAGAAAAAGACCAATTTGGACTGGATGCTTCATTACAAGATAGGACAAAATGTGCGGAACTGCTTGGCAAGAGATATGGCACATTTAAAGAAAAAGTAGATGTAACTGGTAATATACCAGTGGTGATACAAGATGACGTTACAGAGTAGAATAATAAATAAAAACACACAGCAACAAATAAACAAATTATCATTACAAAGTATAGTTGGAAAAGGTTATGCAGAGTATTGGCACTGCAAATGTAGATATAGAGTATGTAAAGGTTCAAGAGCAAGTAAAAAATCTAAAACAACGGCATTATGGATAATAAGTAACATGATGAAATATAAAGAAGCTAATACACTTGTAATTAGAAAAACATTTAGAACATTAAAAGATAGTTGCTTTACAGAACTGAAATGGGCAATACATAGATTACAAGTAGATAGTTTCTGGGAAATAAAAGAAAGCCCATTAGAAATGACATACAAACCTACAGGACAGAAAATATATTTCAGAGGATTAGATGACCCATTAAAAGTAACATCAATATCAGTAGATATTGGTGTTTTATGTTGGTTATGGATTGAAGAAGCATACGAAATAACAAAAGAATCTGATTTTGATGTAATAGATGAAAGTATAAGGCGGAGAAGTACCAGAGGGATTATTTAAACAAATAACAATAACATTGAATCCTTGGAATGAACATCATTGGATTAAGAAAAGATTTTTTGATGTTAAAGATGATGATATATTAGCGATGACAACAAATTATCTTTGTAACGAGTGGCTAGATGAAGCAGATAAAAAAGTATTTGAAAGAATGAAGAAAAATAATCCTAGAAGATATCAAGTTGCAGGATTAGGCAATTGGGGTATAGTTGATGGATTGGTTTATGAAAATTGGAAAGAAGAAAAATTCGAATTAAATACAATAAGAAACTTAGATAGTGCTTTTGGGTTAGACTTTGGTTATACAAATGACCCAACAGCACTATTTTGTGGTGCAATAGATTTAAAAAACAAAAAGATTTATGTATATGATGAAATATATCAAAAAGGAATGAGTAACAAAGCAATCTATGATGAGATAAACAAAATGGGTTACTCAAAAGAAAAGATAACGGCAGATAGTGCAGAACCAAAGTCAATAGATGAATTAAGAGGATTAGGATTAAGGCATATTACAGGTGCATTAAAGGGTAAAGACAGTATAAATAATGGTATTCAATTTATACAAGATTTTGAAATAATAATACATCCTAGATGTGTAAATTTCATAACAGAAATAAGCAATTACACTTGGGACGAGGACAAGTTTGGAAATAAAATAAATAGACCAATAGATGACTTTAACCATTTGATGGATGCAATGAGATATGCAGTAGAAAAATACATAAATCAAAAGAAATTACAATTTGGTTATATAAAACCAATATAGGAGGAAACAAAATGATACAATGGAATCCAGAAACATTAGAAAATGAAAATAGTGTAGCACAAATATTAATGTTAGCAGACAAAGAATGGAATGCAAGAAAACAACTATATGAAAGAATAAGAAGAAAGACAGACAATTCTGAGCTAGTAAGTTTAGATGACGATAAAATAAAAGTAGCGTTTGAAAATTATATTAATTCGATGGTAACAGGATATTTTGCAGGGAAAGCACCAGTATATGATGTTGAAAAAATATCAGACCCAACAAAATTGAACATAATCAAGAAATTACTTAATAAAGTCTTTAATACAGACGCAAATAAAGATGAAGAGTTAAAAGTGTTAATAGATTATATAAGTAAGTACAATGATGATGGAACAGAATATTTTGATTTAGCATTTGAATATTTTGGAATGAGAGGGTGCTATGAAGTACTATACGAAAATGAAGAAAACGAAATAGTATATACAAAACAAAGTGCTTTAAACACTATAGGAATATTTGACTATTCAACACCAGTAAAACAAATAGGACAACTAAGAAAATGGACAGAAAAAGACAAAAACAATGCAGACATAACAATTGTAGAATTAACCACCATAAATGGTAAAAAATACTATTCTCCAACTCCTAGCGATTATAAAAAATTACAAGAAGATAAAGAAAGATTTGAAGAAGGCAAATGGGAAATGCTCCCTTGCATAGCAATAGAAAATGAAATGGGACTATCAAGTTTTGAGTTAATAGTCTCATTAATTTGTGCTTATGAAAGAGTAATACAAAATAGCAGAAACACATTTCAATATAATGATGATGCAAAGCTAAAAATAACAGGATTTACACCGCAGAACGATTTAATGACAACAAAGCTTAATGAAAATGGTGAACCAGAATTAGATGAAAATGGACAACCAAAGCAGGTAGTTAATAAAGCAAGAGAAGAGGAAGACAAAGCCTTATTAAAAATGCAAGTATTTTATACACCAGATAATTCAGGAGATATTGCTTGGGTTGAAAAAAGTGTACAAGATACAGCACTAGAAAATCATAAAAAGACATTAATAGATTTAATAGCAATGATAAGTGGAGTACCTAATATAACAGATTTAGGATTTACAAATGCTGACAATGCTAGTGCATTAGATAGAAAATTCTTTGCATTAGAGCAAATGATAACAGATGCAGACAAACATTTTAAACAAGCAATATTAAGAAGATGGGAAACAATTATAGACAGAATAAATAAAAGAAAACACAAAACTTACGATTTTAGAAGCATAAAGATAGATTTACAAAGGAATTTACCAACGGACAAGGACACAGAAACAACAAGAGCGTTAAAATTGAGAGGACTACTAAGTGATGCATCTATTATTGATATGTTACCTGATGACTTAGATAGCAATTCAGAACTAGAAAAGATAGATAAACAAAATGAAGAAAATATACAGAAAAACTTAGAACAAATGCAAATGCTTGGACAGAACAAGACAGAACAAGACAGTAAAGAGAATAGTAATTCAAATGATAAAATAACAGATTTAACAGATAAGCAAAAAGCACAAAAACTAACTGCAGACAATAAAAAAGAACAAACAAAAGTAGTTAATAAGCAAATCAATAAAGAATAGAGGAATATAAATGAAATATAGAAAAAAACCAATAGAAATAGAAGCATTTAGATTAGGAATAGATTTTATTCCAGACTGGTTTATGGATAAAGTATCAAGTAATGAAATTATATTACATGGAAAATCAACAGGTTTTCAACATTATGATGATACTAATGCAGATATACAAACGTTAGAAGGAGTTATGCATACAAATTACGGAGATTATATAGTAAAAGGAATACAAGGTGAGATATATCCATGTAAACCAGAAATATTTAAAAATACTTATGAAAGGGTTTAATATGAACATATGGAATTATCACGATACAAAAATGCAAGAATTAAAACAACTATATAATAAAACATCAAAACAAACACAAAATAGATTGCAAGAATTATTTGATACATTTAATTTTACATCAGAAAATGTATATGATATAGCAAACAATAAGACTAAAAAAAGAATAAATACATATATAGAACAATGGAAAGAACAAGGACTATTAAAGAATAATAACTATTTTACTGTATTAGCAAATAATATTTATAAACGAACAAGAGTGAAAAATAGTGAAATACTTGAATTGCTTATTTATAGTGCATATATAGAAGAACAAAGCAAACTTGAAGAACCAGAAAAACAAATAATGTATAAAGACACAAATTATTATTATGAAGAAGGACAAAAAGAAGTTAATAAAAAGAAAAAGCCATCAATAATTCCGATGGCTTTATTTCTTGCATTATTAGACCAACCAAATTATAGTGGCTTTAATTGGAAACAGTATATTGAAGCAACAATACAATATAATGCACAACAAATATATAAACAAGCAATTTTAAATATGCAACAACAAAAAGGCCTAGAAATTGATTCTAATGAGTTTCAAACAATAATAAATAGGCAAAATAACCAAAAACTTAACGTTAATGGTAATAAGATATCAGGTGCTGCAGATTTGCAGATGATAGGCTTAAATAATCTAGCAAAGGTAGAAGGAATAAAAGAAGTAACGGAAGATAATTCAAAAGTTAGATTTATTGCAGTAGAAGATGATAAAACAACATTGATGTGTGACAGTTTGAATAATCAAGAGTTTTACATTAACAAAGAAAATGTATTTGATAGATATTATGGTGAGACACAGAAAGAATTAACAATACAAAGAATTAGATGTAATGGATTAGTATTAGGATTAAATTTACCACCTATACAGCATCACTTTCATTACTGCAGAAGTACAATAACGTACTTACCACCAGTTGAAAAACAAGAAAAAACAAGTTATAATAATACATATCCTGAGTTTAAAAAAGAAAAATTGTATTCATCAGGAGAAAGACATTATTCAAAAAAAGAAATAAAAATCATAGCAAATAAAATGTATGAAATAGGCAACAAATATACTGATAATAACTCTAAATGGAGTGGAAACATTGTCATAAGTAATAGAAAGACAAATGCGAAATTATGGAATTGCAATATAGAAATTGAAAGTACAACTTCTCCGCATGCAATATTACATGAACAATTACATGCTCATTCTATTAGTTATTATGATGTTGATACATATAAAAAGTATAAAAGAATAGAGGAAGCTTCAACAGAGTTATTAACTAAAGAAATATGTAAGAAGGAAAAATTGGTTAATATTCCATCTTCTTATGATAATTGGGTAGAAAATTTAGTAAAAATAAATGACAAGATAAAAATAGAAAATAATACTTTGGAATTTGCAAAGACTTTATATAAAATACCAGTTGTTGATAGATTGGACTTCCTTGATAATAAAATACAAAGTTATTTAGTGGGCAAGTCAATAAATGAAGCAATTGAATTAAATAATTTATTAGGAGAATTATATGTTTAAAGATGATTATATAGAAAAGTTGATAGAAAGAACTATAGAGTGCCCCAAAAATATGGACAATGAAGAAATAATAAAACTATACAATGAAGTACAAAATGTTTTTAAAAGTTTTAAATATAGCAAAGAAGAAAAAGAAAAATTAAAAAGAAAAGGACAATTAGAAAGTTTAACAATGATATATGATGGGATAAAATAGCACTTACTAAAAAGTAGGTGCTTTTATTATGGAAAGAAGGTGGGAAATATGGAGCTAAAAGATACAATTGAATTAATGAATAGTGCAGATTATAAAGAAAGATTTAAAGCGGAATATTTACAAGTTAAAATAAGATATGACAAATTAGATGCAATGACTGTGAAATATGAGGCAGGAACTTTGAATTATACACCTAGCTGTTCGTTAGAGCTTTTGAAAGAACAAAAGAAATATATGGGGAATTATATAAGAACTCTAAAAATAAGGGCAGAAATTGAAAAAATAGAGTTATAGGAGGAAAAATAATATGTGGTTATTAGTTTTAATATTAAGCATTAAATTACAAATGCCAACTTGGTATTGGATTATATTTACTATAATTACAATATTTAGACCTGCTATATGGGTATTAAAATATAATTTTGCAGAAGGATATATGAAAGCAAAGAATAAAGATAATAAATAAGTTATTAACATTTTATAATTATAAATCAAGAGCTAGACGTAGCTCTTATTTTTATGCCTTTTTACTGGTTGTAGGCATTAAAGAACAACAGAATTTTTAATGTAACAATTTGGGCATAAGAACAAATTGGGATAGGAGAAAATATGGAAGGCGAAAACCAAAACGCAAATAACACAAATATTGATGTAAACGGGGCAAATAATGCAACGGATAATAATCAAAATAATCAAACGCAGACTTTTGATGATGTTTTATCTAACAAAGAATATCAAGCAGAATTTGATAGAAGAGTTCAAAAAGCAATACAAACACATGAAACAAAATTAAAAGAACAATGGAAATTAGAACAAGATACACAAAAGTCAGAAGCAGAAAAATTAGCACAAATGAACGAAACTCAAAAACTTCAATATCAATTGAAGAAACAAGAAGAAGCAAACCAAAAAATTCAAAGAAAGTTAAATGCTAGAGATTTAAAAGATGAAGCATTTAAAATAGCAACTACACAAGACACAGCATTTGACCCAGAATTTTTAAATCTTTTTGATTATGAAAACATGACAGCAGAGCAACTACAAGAAAAAACAAAGCTTATAAAATCAATTCAAGACAGAATTGTAGAAAAAGCAGTTAATGAGTGGTCAAAAGAAAAACCACCATACAATCCAGACCCATCTGGTAATAAGTCAGGTGCTGATGAAGCAATAAGAAAGGCAATGGGATTAAAATAAGAAAGGAAGAATGAAAAATGAATAATATTGAATTATCAACAATTTATTTACCTAAATTAGATGAGGTATATAAAAACGAAGCAAAAACATCTATATTAGATGGAGATAAAACAACAGTACAAAAGGGATTAAATGGAGAAATTAAAGTAGCTAAACTAGATATGGATGGTTTAGGAGATTTCTCAAGAAATGATGGATACACAAAAGGTTCAACTAGATTTGTATGGGAAACAGTAAAATATGATAAAGAAAGAAGTCAGGATTTAAGAATTGACAGATTAGACAATCAAGAAGCATTAGGATTACCTTTTGCAAAATTAGCTGGAGAATTTGTAAGAACAAAAGTTGTTCCAGAAACCGATGCAGCAAGAATAGCAAAAATAGCAGGAGTAGATGGGATATCAAGAAAGAAAGAAACAATTTCTGATGGAGCAGGAGTAGTAAGTGCATTAAGAGCTTGTACAAACAAAATGGACGAAGATGAAGTTTCAACAGAAAACAGAATTTTATTTATAACACCAACATTAAAAGGAATGATAGATGATTTAGATACAACTAAATCAAAGAAAGTTTTAGAAAGATTTACAACAATAATTGAAGTTCCTCAAACAAGAATGTATACAGCAGTAACATTAAATGATGGAAAAGAAAATTATGGATATCAAAAAGCAAAAGACACATATATTAAGTCAAAAGATACAGCTGTAGTATCAGGAAAGACATATTACACAGAAAGTTCTGGAACATATTCAAAAGTAACTTCACCAACAGGAAATCCTTCAACATCAGACTATTACGAATTAATAGAAGGTGGAAAAGAAATCAACTTCTTATGTGTTGAGAAATCTGCTGCTGTTACTGCAATGGATCAATTCATCAAATACTTTACACCAGATGAAGACCAAAATGGAGATAGCAATGTATTTAAATATAGAAACAACAATTTATATGGACATGTATATGAAAACAAATTAGCAGGTGTATACTGCTCATACGAAGGTTAGGAGGTAAACAAATGTCAACATTTATAGGGCTAAAAATAAATAAAGTAGAAAAAGAGGCTAAACCAAAAGCTGAAAAGGGAAAAGAAAAAGAGGCTGAACCAAAAGCTGAAAAAGAATAATTAGGGAGGCAATAGAAATGGCAGAAACCAGTAATATAAATAAAATAATAGCCGATTTAGGAGCTAATTATAAAGACGACCAAGAAGTTCTAAGCAAAATATTAGAGGAAGTAACTTCTATTGCCTCTGATATTTCTAATAGACAAAAAAATGATGAGAAGTTATTTCCATATATTAAGAAAGCAGTAAAAGCAATATATCTTTCAAGAGGAGCAGAAGGCTTAACAAGTCGTGGAGAAGGTTCTATATCAAGTTCATATGAAGACATCATGGAAAAATTAAGAAATGACATTATAAAATCTGGATTAAGGAGGATTAAATAATGTTATTACGAGATTTAACCAAAGTATATATATCAGAATATGAAGAAATAGAAGACCACGGAGAACCAGATAAAAAATGGAAATATAAAAGCATAGCTTGGCTAAATATGCAACAAGATGTTAACGAGTTAGATAGAAAGTCCACAGGCGAAGTGGATTACAGTACATATAAAGGTCGTACGACTAGAGATTATGATATACAAAAAGGCAATGGAATATCATTTGAAGATATCTCAAAATTAGAGAAGTTTATTCCGGAATATAGAGTACTAGATAAAAATAAAATAGGAAGTACTTATGTATATAGAATGGAGAAAATACAATGATAAATTTCAATTGTAATATAAAAGTAAAACATAATTTTAAAAATATAGATGCTATAATTCAAAAACTACCTCAATTTAGTAAGGAAAGTGTGGAAGAAGTTTTAAAAAATGTAAGAGGATATGCTATAAAGCTTGAACGAGGACACAATGAAGAACGGTATATTATGCGAATTAATTGATACTTCAAATATGGAAGTAAAACGGTCGCATATATGCTAGTCCTGACAAATTTATAAGCAATGGTGTATCTTATTTGTTTTTTGAGTATTTTGGAACAGGACAATATGCTGAACAAGAACATATTGGAAAGACTGAACACTTTATAGCAAGTGGATGTACAGAATGGTTTATTCCAGTAGGTAAAGTAGAAAAAGCATTACCATATCCAGTTGTCAATATTCAGGGAATGGACTTTTACATAGCTCATGGAGTAAAAGCAAATCACTTTATGGGAGATGCTGAATTTGAGAGTAGAAATGAAAATGTAGAAATAGTTAAGAAGAAGTTAGACGATATGATAAAGGAGTGTTGCAAATGAAAGATTTAAGTATAAAGGACTTTAGCGATTTAGTATATGAAAAACTAGAACCATTAAAGTATAAACAAATATTAACAAATCCAACAACTACAAGCAAATTTCCTTGTTTGGAATTGCATACACCTTTGAAATCAGTAAATCTAACAGAAAACGCATTTCCTATTCGTTCTACATTTCAAATATCAATCACTTGTTGGAATGAAAAACAAAGACAAGCAATGCAAATGACAAACGAAGTTGATACGAAACTTCAAGAATTAAATTTTATAAGGACTAATACCAGTCCCGCAGTATATGACCAGATACTGCAAAAATACGGTATAACAATAACATTTGAGGTTCGTTATAATTCTATAACAGCCTCTTTTAATTTAAGATAGGAGGAATTAAAAATGGGAGATGAAGTAACACCAAAAACAACAACACCACAAGTTGCAATGAAAGCTAAAGTATCTTATTCAACAACATTAACAGGAGATAGAATAGAAATAGGTTATGTTCAAAAAGTAGGACAATTAAAGACACTAAAAGAAGGCCAAACATATAGTGCTCTTGATTTAGAAGAGGAAAGAATGGCAAAAGGAAAAAGAAAGGCAGAAACTGTTGATATTGAAATGATGTTCATTCAAGAAACACATAAATCTATTAAAAGTATAGCAGATGCAGATACAACAATATTCTTATTCTTAGAGTATCCAGAAACAACAGCATCAGTTGCTAATAAACCACTAGTTCAGTCAGTAAAATGCACTGTAGACATAGCAGGTCAAGAAATAAACGATGGAGACTTCATAAAAGACACAATGAGAGTATATAAAGAATCAAATGTAGTAGAAACAGATGGATACCCAGTAGAAGGAGATTCAACAAAATATTAATATTAAGAGAAGGTTCAGTTCATAGAACCTTCTCTCTTTTGCAAAGGAGAGAAAAAATGATATTAGAAACAAAAAATAAAAGAATTAAACTAGTATTAAAAACAAGAAAAATAGTGGAAATCGCGAATACACTAAAAAATAAAAATTTTGAAGATGCTTATTTTAAAGCAGTAAAGGAAAATGACTTAAACGCATTATCTAAGATTATATATACACTTGCAGAAAATGAAGATGGAAAACACGCATTTTCTAGCTCTGATGAAGTTTATGATTTCTTAGATGACTATAAAACAGAAAATGGAAAAACATACAGTGATATTTATAAGGAATTGACAGAGGTTATAAATGAACAAGGTTTTTTTATGAAAAAAATGAACAAGAAAGAACTAACAGAAATGATATCAAATCCTTTATCAGCAATGAATATAAACGAATTAGTGCAGAAATCAGCAGAGAAAGCAATAAGCAAAATGGCAGAAAGTCAAATATTTTTAGAAGCTTAGATTCAATAATAGATAATATCAAAAATTCTAACAATTTAACGGAAATAATTTACGCAACTGAGCCTTTAGCATACTATTTTGGGTTAAAACCGAGCGACTTCTGGGAAGGAAGCTATAAAGGAATAAATCTGTATTGCCAAAGCCAAATAAGCAGAAGAATCGATGACTTTAAAAGAGAAATTGATTTACAAGAAGCGGTTACAAATAAACTTATTGCAGGTGATTGCATGAATCAAAATGCTAAGATGATAACTATAAGAGAACAATACAAGGAATTATTTAAAACAGAGGAAAAAGAACAAACCTTGGAAGAACAAAGAAGGCTATTTAAAGGCTAATGTCGAATTATGTCGAAAAATAATTTATAATAATATATTGATTTTTAATAATGGTTGTAATATACTCCTATATGTAAAGGGGGTAATATAATGGAAAAAACAAAGAGCGGATTTGGAACAGCAAGC